GTTGGAGCTCGAGCCGCCGGTCGGGTAGATCCGGTTGAACGTCAGGTTGTAGACCCGGCCCCCGGTCGGCACCGAGCCCGACCAGCTCGTGACGGACTGCGTCACCGGGTCACGGACGACGGGGTCGGCCGCGATGAAGGTGAGCACGATGTCGCGCTGGTTCGGCCCGACGATGGGGAAGTCGTAGGACTCGCCCCGTAGCGTGAGCACCCGCTCGGGCGCGCCGGGGCGGTCGAGCACGTAGTGGAGCACGGGCCTCGCCCCCGGCAACATGTACGGGGCGAAGCTGGCGGCCACGGCGTCGATCTGCGCCCCGGCCCCCCGCAGGGCAGTGATGTTCACGGTGACGGTGCGCCCGGCGTAGTAGGCCGTGCGGTCGTCCATGCCGTGCATGTCGGGGCGGTTGACGGTGACATCACGCACGATGGGCGTCCCGAGGTCGATCTGGCAGAAGTACCCGGCGGCGGGATTGTCGAGCTGGATCGACTGGCTGCCGAGCACCAGCCAGGCCTTACGGACGCAGGTCGGGGCGATGGTCATGCCGCTGAGAACCTCTTGCCACGCGAGCGCGCCAGCCAGGCCACGCGCCGCATGAGGACGTCGGTGTCCATCTCGTCGAAGTGCGCGTGCTCGATGGTCAGTACCGGGCCGGCGGGGGCGCCGAGGCCCGCCGGTGCGGGTGTGATGGCCTCGCCGGCATGGGCGTAGATCAGGCCGGTCTGGGTGATGAGGCCGCCCTCGGCCAGGTGGGGAATCTTGGGAATGGTCGGCAGGCCCAGGTCGAAGCTCGGCGTATGGAACGGGCCGAAGCCGACGCTCGGGACACTGAAGTGCAGGTCGTCCCAGGCGCCGATGACGGCGTTGAGCACGTCGATGAAGGCGTTGCCGATGCCGTTCCACATGCCCGAGGCGGCGCTGGTGATGGCACCCGGCAGGCCGGTGAACCAGGTCCAGATGGTCGTCCATGTGCCCGAGATGGCGCCCCACGCCGTAGAGAAGGCCCCGCTGACCCCGTTCCACATGTTCACCGCGATGGCCGAAATCTGGCCCGGGATGCCGGCGAAGAACCCGATGAAGCCATTCCACACGGCCACGATGAAACCGACCGCCACCTCGACCGCGGCCGCTATGTCGTGCCAATACTTGATGATCAGGTACGCGGCCAGCGCAACCGCGGCGACAAAGGCGACGACGGCGGCGATGACGAGCCAGATCGGCGCGCCGACGATGAGCTCGAGCACCTCGGCCGCGGTGAGCGCCGCATTCCATAACCACGTCGCCGCGGTGGCGACGCCCGACACTATGGCTTGGCCGATCGTGGCCAGCTTGAGGGCGTCGGCGGCCGCCGAGGCGCCCTTCATGGCCGACGCCAGGCCGGCCAGGGCGAGGCCGGCGGTGCCGATGGCCGGGCCGTACTTCTGGCCGAACTGCGCGACCTGGTCGCTCACCACGGCCTTCATGTCCTTCAGGTGGCCGGTGAAGGTGTTGGCCGACGCCGAGGCCTGGCCCGCCAGTTTCTTGCCCAGCTCGTCGACGGCCTTGTTGTGCCCGCTCGCCGCCTGCGTCGCGTTGTGCTGCGCCGTCACCAGGTGGTTGTGAGCGTCGATGGCCTTGGCGTCGGCCGCGACCACCTTTTCCTGGGCGTCGCGCAGTTTTATGTGCTCGGCCGTGGTGAGCGTGGTCTTGCCGGCGAGCTCGGCCTGGGTGTCGGAGAGGTGCTGGTGCGCTGCCTGCGACGCCGTCGCCGCCGACTCACTCGCCTTGGTGGCCGTTTCGAGGGCCTTGGTCGCCTGCGTCGAGGTCGGCACTGCCGTGATGCCGAACTCCTTGAAGATCCGGCCGGCGCCGTTGTAGGCCTTGCCCACCTGACCCGCCGCCGTCGCCAAGTCCTCGTGCTTGGCCGCGGCGAGGTCGGTGGCCGTGTTGAGCAGTTTCAACGCCTCGGTCGGGTTGTGCGTGGCCTGGGTGAGGACCTGGAGGGCATTTTGCGTCTCGTCCGCGGTGTGGCCGAACTTCTCCTGGTGGCCAATGGCAGCGTCGACCTGGCCCGAATACTGCTCGTAGGAGTGGCCGGTGGCCTGGACCGAGGCTTGGAGCTGCTGGTGCGCCGCCTGGTCCTTGGACCCGAGCGCGCTGAGCGCGAAGCCGACGCCGGCCGCCGCCCCGCCGATACCAATCATCTTCTCGCTGCTCTTTTTGGCGTGGCCTTCCATGCTCTGGATCTGCTGGTCCGCCGCCGCCAGGGCGGAGCCGAACGGTCCGAGCACGCCGGTGGAGTTGAGCTGGCCGAGCATGCCCGAGAAGGCCGAGTGCATGCCCTGGGCCGCGCTCTGCCCCTTCTGGCCGGCCTCGGTGAAGGACTTGCCGAGCCCGGTCACGTCGCCCAGGATCTTGACCATGATGGACGGACTGGCGGCCATGGCTAGTGCTTCCTGTTGGCCTTAGCGATCTCCTCGGCCTCGAGCGCCATGAGGCGCACCATGGCGGCGAAGTCCACGTCAGCCAGCTCGTCGATCTGGTGCGGTGTCATTCGCCAATAACGGCAGAATCGGGCCCGGGCGTCGGCGATTTCCCGTTCGTAGGGTTTTCCTCTGCCACCTCGACCTCGACGTCATACGCGTGCATCCACAGCGAGGTGGGGTCCCGGTCGGGGAAGTCGCGCAGCAGGGCGCGGAAGGCGACGATGCGGAACGGGGACGCCTGGGCCAGCGCGGCGAAGTCGGTACCCTCGATCCTCGTGACGAGGTCGAGGGTGCGCTGGGACGGCAGCCGGGCGCTGAAACCCTGGGTGGCCCGTACCAAGGTGGGCAATGGCTCGAGGGCGGTGTCGGGTACTTCTGCGCTAGTCATGGACGGCCGCCGCGTCGGTGGTCTCATTGCTCCAGGCGAACTGGTCGAACGCCCGCTGCGCGCCCGCCGAGTAGAGCTCGGCCGCCGTCGACGCCCACTGCGCGGCCGCGGGGAACAGGTAGCGCCCACCTTGGATATACGGGTAGGCGCTCGATTTCTTGGGCGGGTAGCCGCCGAAGTCGACCATGGCGGCGTAGGGCACTCTGGCCGAGCCGACCCGCACCGACGCCCCCGAGCGCGTGGCGCCGACGCGCACCGTGCCGGCCAGGTCCCCGGTGCGCTGCGGATAGGCCGAGCGCGCCGCCGCGGCCACCGGCTCGGCCGCGGTCCGGCCCGCCACTTTCAGGGCCTCGTTCAGCGGGCCGGCGTCGGCGCAGAGGCGGTTGGCGTCACGCACCAGGGCGCGCAGGCCGATGACGTCGACGGTGGGGGTGGTGGGCACCTAGCGCCGTCCCACGCCCAGCCAGGTCAACAGCGCGACGGCGGCGACCACGCCCACCTCGATCAGCAGGACGACCCACTCGGTGTCGGTCATGCCTTGCCGACGACCCAGGCGCTACCGGACCAGTGCGCCCCGATGAGGTCGGCGGTGATGACGTACTGGCCCGTCGTCCACGCCGTGGCCGGGGCCGCGGTGATGCCGGTCAGCGCGGCCAGGTTGGCGGGCACGGTGGCGCCGGCCGGGCTGTAGAAGCCCGGGAACCCCGCGCTCGCCCCGGTGGCCGTGATGGCGCCGGTATTGACGGTCCAGGGGGCAGTCAGGTCCCACGTGATGGCGACCTCTGAGAGAACGCCGGCGTCACCGACGAGGATGTCGAAGGGCTGGGGGACGACCTGGCCGCTGATGATGGGGTTGTTCGCGCTGGCCACGAGGCTGGCGTGCGGGCGCACCTTGAACGTCGAGGGCGTGCCGCCGGTCAGATAGTTCTGATAGGCCTGGTTCAGCGTGGCGTAGGTGGCACCGATGTCGAACGTCTGGTGGAACGTCATTGTCTGGTGGTAGATCGTCGTGCCGACGACGTTGAACTCCCCGCACAGGCTGACCACGCTCTGGAGCTTGTTCTCCGCTTTCAGCTCGATGTGCTTGACGAGACAGCGCAGGTTCACCCCGTTGAGCTCGTAATAGGCGTCATTGAGGACGAGCGGGGTGGCGACGGGCGGGACAGGGTCGCCCGTGGCGGTGACGCTGGCGTCGAGTTGGCCGGGCGCCTCGAGCACGGCGCCGCCGTTCTTCTCTGCTGGGCTCATGTTGCCTCCTTCACATTCGGATCTCTAGGGTCAAATCCGCCGCCAGGACCTCGGCGCCGGCCAGGTTGAAACGCCGCCAGTTGTCCTGGCCGCTCACGTGGCCCTCTTGCACGCTGGCGCCCAGTGTCGGGCTGGCGTTGAGGGCGGCCGCCGCGTCCGAGAGCAGATCGTCGAGCGTGTCGGGATCGGTCGGCCCGGCGAAGGCCGACACAACGAAGGTCACCAGGTCGACCCCGAGACTGGCCATGTTGTACTCGACGCGGCGCGGGTAGGCGCACACATAGGCCGGTGGGTTCAAGGTCTCGGGCGGCGTGGCGAAGGCCGAGACACTCGGGTCGATGGCACCGAGCAGGCCGGCGATAGCGGTGGCGACCGGGGCGCGTTGCCACATTCAACCGAACACCAGCGGACCGACCGCGCTATAGAGGGATTCGACGTCGGCGTCGTAGCGCCCGACACGTACGACGCCGACGTCACCGAACCCGATGGTGCCGTCGATGGTGTCGCGCCGGCGGTAGAGGCGGGCGGCGTGGATCAAGCAGGCCTCGTGCGCCGCGTCGGGGAGCACGGTGGTGTCGCCGGCGTAGACGGGCTCGCGGCCGGGGCCGAACGTACCGTCCCCGTTGTCGACCAGTTGGCTCCCTGTCCGGCGCTGGCCGTAGTCGATGGCGGCTGAGAGTGCGGTCTGAATAACCCCGTCCTCGGTCGGGTCCGGCTGCATCCGTAGCAACGTCCGAACCTCTTTGAGCGTCGGCCACACCGCCATCGACTACGTCACCGCCCGGCCCTACTTACCGCCGGCCTTGCGGCCGTTGGGCGCCTCGTCGGCGCCGGGCTCGGTGTCCTCCTCGACGAGGCTGGGCACGGTGAGACCCGACGGTGGCGTGACCGGCACGAAGGCCGGGCCGGCCAGTGAGCCGAAGGCCACGTACCCGCCGTAGGCGACCTGCACCCCCAGAATGCTGGGCTCGATGACACTGAGCAGGCCGATGACCTCTTCATAGGCCTCGAAGAGCGTCGAGGCCCCGATGATGCACGTCCCCGCCGGGAAGGTCGGCACCACGATGCGGGGCAAGCCCAGGATGTCACCGCGGAAACTCGCCAGCGACGCACCGCCGGCGTCGAGGCCGTCGGCCGAGTCACCACCGACGGCGGCGTCGGCGGGGAAGACGACCCGGGCCACGTCGACCAGTGAGCCGAGGGCGGCCCAGACGTCGAGGCTGCACCAGATCCGATCGGGCATCTTCTTGCCGTTGACGTAGCTGTCGGCCGCGGCCAGGTAGAGGGCGGTGGTCCAGCCGGCGAGCGTATTGGCCGCGCATACGACAGGCGTATGGGTGGCGCCGGTCGCGAAGGCCGCCGCCACGGCGGTCTCGGTCTGCACGGCGTAGACGTCGGCCAGGTCCCGGATCAAGATGTCCCAGGCGCCGGGGCTCGTCCAGTCGATGTCCTGGCGCGAGATGTCGACGGTGCCGCCGTAGGTGCCCTTAGTGAAGCTCACCGGAGAGATGACCATGGCCGTCGAACTGAGTTGGGTCTTCTCGCCGGCCTGGGCGCCGACGCTCGTGTGCGTGGTGATCTTGGGCCGGGTGAAGGTCGAGCCGGGGATGCCCGCCAGGTCGCGGGCGCCACCGAGGGAGGTGATCAGCGGCCGGTTGGCGTCGATGAGGTCGACCACGCCGCCGACGATGGGCGTCGGCAGGATGCCCGGGGTCTGGGTGGTGGTCTGGTTGGCCACGACGCGGAACTGCGCGATGCGGGACTCGGCGTCATGGTCGATGACCCCGCGCTCGGTGAGGCCGCGGGCGCGCAGCAGGTCGACCACATATTCGCCCGCCGAGCGGTAGACCGGGACGCGTTCGCCCCCGTCGACACGGCGCGGCTCGGCGGGCAGGCCGGTGCGCGGCATGGCGGAGATGGTGCCGGCGTGGGTGTCGCGCAGCGACTCGATGGCGGCCAGGGGCTCGATCTGCGCGTCGAGCTCGGCCACGCGCTGGCGGCAGGCCTCGAGGAGGGACCGCTCGGCCTCGACCAGGTCGCGGCCGTCGGCGGCCACCTGGGCGAGTAGCGCGTCCATGTTCTCGAGCTGGGTGGCGCGCTGGGCGTAAAGGGATTCAAGGACAGGGTTCACGGTAGGGACCTCCGCATCGGTGACACTTTGGGCGCTTCGGGTGCGCTGACGTGTCTCTCGCCGTGGCCGGCGGGTGGGCGTCGACGTGGTCGGCGCCCGGGCCGTGGGCCGGGGGCAAGCGGCGGGGTCGGCCGCGGGCCTTGCTAGCGCGAGTGTAGATCGGCGGCGACGCGCCGCCAATGATCCAATAGCGGGGTCGGCTTGTCGGCCAGCCACGCTCGGCGGTCCTCACCCGTATAGGTGCGCCGGGCCGAGCGCACCATGGAGACCTGGGCGTCGGCAAAGGCCGGGGTCGGGGTCAGGCTCACCTCGAGCAGGCGTGACTCGAGGCGGGTCACCCGGTCCATGTGCTCGGGCCCGGCGGTGGGGTCCCATTCGTCGCCGTCGAGGAGCTCCCATTGCGACCGGATGGGCTGAAAGCCGATCGACAGGCCGGTCAGGTCGCCCGCCTTGGCCAGTTCGCCGGCCTGCTGGGCCTCGGGCGTGTCGTTGAGCTTCCACACCCCGTGCAGGCCGTCGGCCTCGTGGCTCCACTGCTCGGCGTGCCCGGCCGGCCACGAGCGGTTGTCATGGAACAGCAACAGCGGCAGGGCCTTGGCCGTGCCGCCCCGGGTCGAGCGCTCGAGCGACTTGAAGGCGTGGGTCTCGACGAACCAGCCGACGTCGGCCGGGGTGTCATAGGGCACGGCGCGGCCCTCGATGTAGTGCGAGCCGACCCGGCCGCTGTCGCGCAGCTCGAAGGTCGAGCGGTAGGCCGGGTGCTGGGTGGCGTTGCCGTCGGGCCCGGGGTGCGACGCGGTGGCCTCGAAGGTTCTCATGGTTGCGCTGGTCCTCCCTCGGCGACGGGTGGCAGAGCGCCCGTGCCCTGGTCCGGTGGCGTGGCGACCGACACGACGGCGAGCGGGTCGCCCTGGGCCGTCGGCAGATCCATGTAGGCCCGGGCCTCGGCGGGGCTCACGATGCCCGCTCCTACCAGTGTCGCCATGGCCGTGGCCGTCGTCATGAGGTCGTCGCGGAGCAACTGGTTACGGTCGAAGTGGATGCTCTGGCCCCGGGGCAGCCAGGCGTCGGACCACACATCTTCGAAGTCGGCCAGGACGGGCTCGAGCGAGGTGCGCAGGATCTGCTGGTACTGCGGGCCCGCCGTCTTATACGTCATGCCCTGGACCGCGGCACCCAGCCAGTAGGAGTCCAAATTGAACATGTTCGCCACGTCGGTGAGCGACATGCGGCGGGCCTCGGTGAGCTGCGTGTCGGCCGGGCTCCACGCCAGCGGCTGGATCACCGTCCCGTTGGGCAGGATGGCCGGTTCGCGGGTGGCGCCGCCGTAGGTGGTGAGCCAATTGGCCTTGGCCTCGGTGGCAACGTCCTGGGTCAGCGTGGCCTGGGGCGTGATGATGGCGACCGACGGCACGGCGCCCGAGGACAGGGCCGAGGACTCGAAGATCTCCTCGGCCGCCACACGGTTCAGGCTGCCCATGTGCTCTTCCACGACCCCGACGCCGCGCACGGGGTAGAAGCGGTCGGCGCCGCGGCGGACGTGGATGATATCGGCGTTGGGCACCTGGTAGCCGAGCAGGTAGTAGGCGACGTTGTTGGGGTCGGGCGGAGTCCACGAGATGTAGACCCACGACGCCGGCCACCACGTCACCGCCAACGGCCAGCCGTTCACGTCACGTGCCGTCACCTGCGCGATGGCGTTGCCGTTGAGCAAGTAGTCCTCGACGGAGACCCCGACGAACCAGGGCCCGCCGCGGTTGGGGTCGGGCCGGCTCAACAGACGCGGCCGGGGCAAGGGGTCCGCGCCCCGGTAGACGTTCATGGGCATCTGCTTGACCATGCCGCCGTAGAGCGCGATACAGCGCCC